GCTTTATAATCGTTTTCATCAAATTCATAACGCTTTGGCCTGTCTGCTGCCTTATGCTCTTTGTTATGGCAGTCCTCGCAGACATATTCCAGGTTGTCCAGGTTCAATGTGATGTCTGCGTTGCCTATGTTCCCCGGCGTGATATATTCTTTGTGATGCACAATGTAACCCGGCTTGTAAATCCCTCTTGCCCTGCACCTCTCGCATAATCCATTAGCCCTTGTGATTACCTGCTGCCTTGCCCTCTTCCATGCGGCAGACTTATAAAACTCTTTTGCATATTCTTTCATGGTCCCACCGCCCTTTCTGTAAATGCTTTATGGGCTATGCGTAATCCCTACCCATAACCCAATTATAAATTCTTTTGCCTTGCTATTATGCCCCTTTATCCTGCTGCCGTCCGGCGTTCCTATGCTCCTGCTCCCGTTTATGTCTGCGTCCTGCTCCCGTCCGGCAGCATCCCCAGCCCCTTGGCTACTGCGGTTATAAATTCATTGCGGTAATCATAGAATTGACGGCGGCCGCATATCACGCCATAGATGCTTTCATACGGCACGGAATAAACCACGCTTTTATATATCTGCCTTTGCAGTGCCGCTCTTCCGTCTATGTTATGGCATGATTGATTAAGGGCTGCTTCTATCACGCCCGCTGCCGTTTTGTCAAACTCGGATGCGCTCCCTTTGGCTATCCGGCGTTTGCGCTTCTCGCTGCCCTGGATAATCTTTTTTACCGTGGCCTTTATATCATCATCAATTCTCTGCAATACTGCCCTCCCCCCCCAATCCGCTATTCTTCGTAGGTTGTCTTTTTATTTTCTGACCGTTCAACTTTGATGCTCTCTTTCGCCATTTTGGAAACCTTCGCTTTTACCCCGTGTCCCACATCAACCGTTATCCCTTTCATTGCCTTGTCCTCTATGGCATCCACGGTCAACAGCAGGATTTCCACAACCTTTCCCTTCACGGGCTTTTCTGCCCCGTCCCCAAATAATTCATGGATGCGCTTCTTTGCCTTTTCCTTTCTCTCTGCCGCTTTGGCGTATGCCTTTGCTTCCTCGCACTGGCACTGTAATGTAACCTGTTCGTTTATGCGTTCCTCGTTCCACCCGGCCATTGTCCGCACCATGCCGGATTGTCCGCAAAATTTACAATATCCCGTCTGCTCCTGTAAGCCGTCCGGTCTTTCCCGTTTCTCTTCCTCTGCCGCTGTGTTTTTTTCTGCCGCCATATGTTATTCCCTCTCTTTCCTGCCTGTTTCATAGGCTTTCATTGCGATTGTCAAAACTGCTGCCGACTGCTCCACGGTCAAATACTCCTGCCGTACAAGCGTTGTCAAATCCCTGTTTATGGTTTCCAGTGTTTCTTCCAAGGTTCTTTTTGCAAACCCTATTCCGCACGATAAATCTATGATTGCCTGTTTTATTCCCTTTGCGTATTCTCCCGGCGCTGCTGCCAATTGCCTGTTCATTGCCTTTTCGTCTCTGCCTAGGTTGTAATGTCTGCATCCCCGGCACTCTTCCCGGCCAAACATCCGGGACGGCAGTTTGATACCGTCACATTTCCCGGCAATCCACGGCGCATTGATACAGGCTTTCTTTGGCATCCGCCCCGGCTCGGAAAGGTATGCAAGTATCTCTTCCCAGGCTTCCTCTGCGCCGTAGCATACCGCCGTTTTGTACCTTTGTTTTTCCAGCATTGCCATATATTCTTCCTGGGCTTTCGTGGCTTTGTTCTTTCCAAACTTCAATTCGATATAAAGCCCGTGAAACCCGTTTTTTGCTACTGGCAAGCATATGTCCGGCACTCCGCTTTTAAGGCCCGCCGCCTTTAATATGCCGCCATTGGTCCTTTTTCCCTCGTTTGGCACATGGTAAATCAATGCCAGTTCCGGCAGTATGCTTTCTGTCCTTTTCGCCCAATCGAATAACGTAATCTGTTCTGTTGTCTCGCTCCGCTTCATGTTCTGCATTTTCATGTTCCATTCTGTCCCCTTTCCCGGCGGTATTTGCAGTATTTCCACACGCAAACTACTTTGTATTGGTTTTCTATGTATTCTGGATTTTCACACGCCCCGTTTTTCTGGTTGTAAGATATACACCTTCTGCAATAGTCCGGGTGTGTTGGAAATAAAATAATCTCCGCCATTTTCTATTCTTCATCTAAGGCATATTCACGCTTCCGGCGTTTGCAGTCCTCTAACATCCGTTCCAAAATGCCCGTTTCCTCTTCGGAAAGATAGATGTAATACTTTTCAAGCATCTTTACGGCGTGTAATTTTTTGGCGTTCGCCTTTTCTTCCTCGGTTGTGTCCGTATCTGACACGTTCTGCTCCCTAGCTGTGTCCTCGGCGGTTTTCCGCTTTTTCCTGCTGCCCTCTGCCAGTTGCTTTATTTCCTCGCTCTTAATATCCGCCCCGGCTTCCACTGCCGCCGCAACCTCATTTTGTGCGCCGTCTGCCAGCTTGCTTGTTTCATAGGCTTTTGTGATACCCATATTGCCGTTGGCAAACTGTTCTTTCACTTCCTCTGTGGCGTTATTATTGATTGCTTCCAGCTGTGCGATTTTGGTAGGGCTTTCCCCCAATATCGCCGCCACATAGTCCCGTACCCGCTTCCCGGCTTCCAGGACTAATAATTTTTCTTTCCGTGCCTGGGTCAATACCTCTTTCCAGTCTGCCGCCTGGTTCATCAAATCATAATCCGTCATTTTGCGGTTGAATGTGTTGCCAATCAGCAGCGATAACCTAAACTGTGTTTCCGTCATGTCTTTAAAACGGCACGGTATATTCTTTGCGATTTCCCCGTGTCCCTCGTCCCGTAAAATCACAAGGGCTTCTCTGCGCCTGTGGCCGCCGGAAAGAAGGTATTCCCCGTTTACCCGGCCAATGATTAAAGGCTCTTGCAGCCCGTCCATAAGGATTGACGTTGCCAGTTCTTCCAAATCGTCCATGCTGTAGCGGTTGTGTTTCGTCACCTTGATTTCGTCCAGGTCAAGCGTGATTTCCTCGTAATTTTCCACGCCCTCAACCGCCGCCCTGGTTGCGTTGTTCATAAGGTCCATGATATTAAATGCCATGTTATGCCCTCTCTTTCCGGCCTGCCGCCTGTGCTTTCCCCATGTATTCCAGGATAAAGTTTTTATATCCCTGTGCCGCCCCGCTCCGCACGGAATAGGCTATGGGCGTTTTGTGGTAAAATGTGCTGTCCTTTACTTTCTTTGAATGACGTATCACGGTATCAAAGACGGGCAGCCCGCTTTTTGTCCTCAGCCATGTTTCCGCCGCTTCGCTTGTGTCGGATTTCTCATAATCCGTAATCAGCACCCCGGCAAGCCTGGATTTCCTGTTAAGCTGCCTTATGTTGTTTACCTGCTCCACCAATTCTTCCAACCCGTCCAGGGCGTAGCAGTCCAGGTTTACGGGAATGATAATTTCATCCGCCGCCACAAGGGCGTTGATTACGTTCATTCCTAAATCCGGCGCATTGTCTATGATGCAGAAGTCGTAATAATCCCCGTCCCAATCCTTTAAATTTTCAAACGCTCTGCGGTATCTGTCATGCTGCGGCGTTTCCGTGTCTGCCTTTATTTCCAGTTCTGCCAACTCCATGAAGTAATTGCACGGCACAATGTCCAAATTCCGGTTCTTGGTGTGCTTTATATCACTCACGTTAAAAACGGCATTTTTCAAGACTGCTGCCGCCGGGGCTTCTGTCTGGTTCTGGTAGGCATCAAAAAGGCGGCTTGCGTTCCCTTGTTTATCGTTATCGAACAAAAGCACCTTTCCCGGCTCTACTGCCCCACGCTTTGATTTAAAGCCGTCTGCCAGCAGTTCCGCCATGCTGACCGCTGTTGTCGTTTTGGCACATCCGCCCTTTAAGTTCAGTGTGCAGATAATTTTCATGTTGCGTTCCCTCGCTTTCTCCTTTTTGGCTTGTCTTTTGGTTTCTCGCCCTTTTTCACCATACGGGCGTATATGTAAAAGGCTGCGTTTACTTTATTGTGTCTTGCTTCCGCATCCAGGAACGTATAACCCGGATATGCCTTTTCCATTTCTTCTTTCAGCACATTGTAATCAAAAGCCATTTTCTCAACCTTTGCCTTGCTGAATTTGCTGTAGCTTCTCTTTGGCTCGTCCGGCTTTTTCAAATTCTTGGACGGACACCAGCGCTTTGTCCCGTGTGGGTTCTGCGTTATGTATGTGGCAAGCCCGGTCAATAAAAAATTTTCGTCCGGGCTTATGTTCCTGGTGTTTGGCCTATCGCACTTCCCCCACATGGCTTCCAGTTCGTCCCGGTCTATTCCGCCGGATATGAGTAAATGGAAATGTGGGCGTTTGTATTCCTCAAATGCGATTATGTATATATACTTGGCATTTTCTAAACCTGATTTCTTCCGCTTTCTGTTTATGCGCCGGATAAAATTAACCACGTCCCTTTTTGCTTCCTCGTATGTCTCCGGCAGCAATTCATCATTCCACCCAAACGTGGCCCATATATCCCCCTTGCCAAAATTGATATTGGCTAAACGGATTAAATACCGCCTTGCGTTCTTATCGTTTAAATTCGATTGTGACGGGCTTGTCTCTCTCTTCCTTGCGGTCTTTGGCATATCCGCCTTGATTTTAAAGGACGGGTATACCATGCTTTCAAGCAAGGTGGTGTTGTCCTTTAGGCTTGTGCTTTTGTATGTGGATGTCCTGTATAGGCAGTTTACCCGCCCCTCTTTCAAAAGGCGTTCCGCTTCCGCTTCCTCTACCTTCCTGCACTGCTCCCTGTACGCTTCCTCATAGTCGTAATTGTCATAATACTTTTTTGCCATTGCCCCCACCTTTATGTATCTATGTAAAACCCGCCATTCCCAGCGGATATATTTATCTGTATTTCAATATGGTTGATGTGTTAAGACCCATTACAAGGACGGGAAAGCCTGGTTTCCTGTCATAAAAAATTAAATCCTGCCGGTCCAGTCCTCGAAAAGTTCCAGAAATGCCTGTGCGGTTTTTAAGCATCCCAGAAACGCCAATAAGATAAGTTTCAAAACCATACATCCGGTAACCAATACCGCCGCAATGGTAACTATTTTCATATGTTCCCAGCCTTTCCGCCTCTTTCAGCCGATTTTTACTATATATAAATATTCTGTGTTTACAAACACAATATGTTGTGTTATACTGTCCGTGTTGAGTTCCAAAGCCCCTATTGTTTCAGGTCCCCACCTTTACAATAGGGGCTTCGCTTTATGCTTCTGGCAGTTCGCCGTACATTTCTTCATAAATTCCCGTTGCGTATTTCATCAAAAGGGCTTTTGCTTCTTTTTCCTCGATAGCTTCCCCTATATAGCGGTAATCCACTTCATGTGTTAAAAGCCAGTTCCCTTTTTTGCTTCTCCATAATTCGCAGTCATATGTCCTTCCTACTTCTTTTCCCGGATATAACGCCTGTGTAAAATAGTTTTGTACTTCATACCATTTCTTTACATCCGCAATTTTTTCCATGTTGTCCGTGTTGTACTTCATTCCGCCTATGACAAACTGCATTATCTCAGTCCCCTTTCCGTTTCTTCCTGGTGTTTCCAGTAATAGCGGTTGATAATGAGCATTTCACGGGACAGTAAGAGGGACAGGCCCAGCGGGACCGTAATAAGCGCAACCGTAGCGTCCCCGTCCAGAATTTTTACTGCTGCCGCCGTAAATATCAGCATGGCAACGCCTGTCACTTTCTGGACGGCAAAATACCTTTTCCGTTTCCTCTGCCGCCTGGCCGCCTTTCTCTTCTCCCTCTCCCGGTTCATTGCATCCATGTAACCGGCTGTGTATGCCCTGGCAATCTCTTCTTTATACGGGCTGCCCGTTATCTTCTGAACTGCTGCCGTTGTCATGTTCCGTTCCCTCGCTTTCTTTTTCTTCGGGCGGTGTAAATGTAAAATCCGCTCCGCTTGTTAGGTCAATGCCGCAAACAAAATTTTTTACCAAAAATCCGTCCTCTTTGGGCGGTTCTCCCGTAAGCATTGCTTTTATGTACGGGTTCGGCACTCCGGCGTTAATGGCATTTTCCACTAACTCCATTTTTGCTGCCTGTTTTACCATTGCGTAATAATCCGGCTGTTTTACCGTAACCGGGGTATCTGATGTAAAATTGTCTAAAAATCCCATTTATTCTTCCTCTCCTTCTGCATCTTCAAAAAAGAAATCTCCTAAACTTGCTTCCTTTCCCGTATCATCCGTAAATATAAAGTCCGCCGCATCCCCATACCCCTCTACTGCATGGATTTTATATACTTTTCCAATCGTGGCATTTTCCACTTGTTCAACATCTGGCGTCCCGTTAAAAAACTTTCTTATATGCTCGTTGTCTTTTATTCTCGCTTTGAATGGCACTGATAATTTTCTTAATCCTGTAAATGGGTGTGTGTCCAGAACGCTATAATATTCAAACTGGCTCATGCTTTGTTCCCCCCCTTATTACTCCGTCATTTCTTCCATAATTTCTTTTATTATGTCCATAGTGCTTTCCGCCTGGGCTATTGTCATGTTCCTATCGTCTATGTAGAAATCTGCATAGATTTTTCTTGTATCGTTCCCCCACCGCTTTATCTGCTCCGGCAGCGGCTCGTTTACTGCATCAAACTGTATGCCCTGTTCGTGACACCATGCCACGGCGTTTTCCAAATCTCCCCCGGCTCTGCTGGTCCATAGGATTATTTTGTGCCCCTGGGCTTGTACTGCTTTTGTAAACGCAATCATTTTTTTGTTTGGCCCTATGATTTCCGGGAAACGTGTTACCGCTAATGTATTGTCAAAGTCAATTGCGTATATCGCCATTACTCGCCCTCGCTTTCTGCTCCCGGCGCAAGGCTCATTTCATATTTCATAAGCATTGCGGCGGTCTGTATAGCTTCGCACGCAAGGTCTAAAGCCATATCCGCCAATTTCAGCGGCTTTATCTCTTCTTTCAGATAACAGGGCGTTTCTTTCCCCCTCACATCATCCCATAAGCAGTTAAAGGACGCTTCCAGCGCATCCAGGGCTTCTTTGCTTTCTTCCAGTTCCTCGTAAATAACTGCCGCCCCTTCATGTTTGGAATGGAATAATGGGAAACTCTCGTTTGCCCGGTTCAATTCCCGGTTCGCCGCTTCCACCATTTCTTCTTTTAATATCTTCATTGCCATATCTTGTTCCCTCACTTTCTCATGCTGCCGCCTAAACCAAATACGGGGCGGAAAACTCATATTTCGGCCGGTCCGCCGCCGGGTTCATCTGTTCCTGCTCTGTGTACAGCTTCAATGTGATTGCCGGGTTACCGTCCGCATCCTCTCCCTTGGGGTTGAAATGATACTTAAATCCTAAATGGCTGTTCATGGATGCTCCCTTTAAAGTAAAGGCGAAATTGTTTAATTCCCGTACCCCTACCGCCACGCCCTGGGCGTGTAAATCAGTCCAATGTCTGAATGTCCTTTTGATGTGTTCCAGAAAGTCCGGCTCTATCTGGTTGTTTATAGGCATCATTGCTTTTACTTCCATTTTCTTTTCCTCGCTTTCCCTGTTCTGGCTTTTCCTGTCCACGCACGACAGCGTTGTATCTTCCTGTAGCGTTCTAATAGCCGCTTCACTTCCGGCATATCCATTATTCCTGCGGCTTCCAGTTTTTCTTTGATTTTTAGCAGCTCTGCCCGGTAAAAATCATCCATTCTGCTGATTGGTCGTGTGGTGTAATTCAGCGGTTCATCATCTACCGCCAACAATTCCCGTAATATCCGCGCTGTAGTCGCTCCGTACCGCCGGAATACTCCCATAGCAATAAATGTTTTTTGCCAAACAAACAATTTAAAACCCAGGGCTTTTTCTACCGCTTCCAACGTATTTTCTAAATCCGGCTCGTTTATTGGTGCGTAAATCCATTCCATATTCTTATCCATTCCTTATTCCTTGCTTTTTATCTTTCTAATACCTCTTCCGTCCGGCTCACTCTGATAACCGACACCCTGGGTGTAAAATGGTTTACTATATATCCCGCTCCCTCTGCAATTTTCCTTTCCAGGGCTTCTTTAAATAATCTGGCGTTATGCTCCGCCCGGAACGTCCCGGCAATATAGCTTTCTGTGTGTCCGCTGCTTTCCATGCTCTCTTCCCCGTCCTCGTCATAATCCATAAACGGGACTTCCTGGGTAACTTGTACCTGGTAAAATTCTTTCATGTCTCGTTCCCTCGCTTTCTTCCTGTCCTGCTGCCGCTATGCTATAATTGCTTTACCGGGCGGCCCATGCCCGGAATACTATAGAAGGGCGGTGCTTTTATGGCTTCTACTGCTGTCCCTGTCTGCCCCTTTATGAGTGCTGACGGTAAAATGAAACCTTGCCTTGATAACTGCCCCTTGAATATCAACGGCGAATGTTCCATAAAAATCATTGCTGAAAAATTAAAGGTAGTTCCCCCACGTTCTGACTGCTGAATATAATTTTTCTGATAAGGAAATCATTTTGAGCGTCTTTTTGCTCAACGTGGTTTCCTTTTTCATTCTCTCTTCCGTTTTCTCTAATAAGAGTGTTGTTATTGCTTCCATTTTCTCAGTCACGCTTCATTCCCTCACTTTCTATCCTTTGGCATCAATCATTTTTATAATTTCCCGTTTTGTGTTGGCGTGGTAATCTGCGCATCCCGTTTCTATGTTTGTCGCTTCCCACCAAACACACCTATCCGGCGGGTAGTAGCCATAATTGAACAAAATATAATTCTTATATTTATATTTTCCTCTGTGGATTTTCCTGGCTCTTTCGGCTACCGTCTTTCGCTTCATTATGGTTTACACCGTCCTTTGTGCCGCATCTGCGCTATATGGCGTTCCACCCCGGCGCAATTCGTTGTAAATGGTTGCCCGGTGAACGCCGATTATTTCCGCAATCTCCGCTACCTTCTTTCCGGCCCGCTCCATTTCCTCAATTTTCTTTCTGTCCTCGTATACAATGCGCTTGTTGCCTTTTCTCATGTTCTCTTCCCACCTTTCTAAAATTGGCAAACAAAAAAGTGCTGCAAGAGTTTAATACTCTTACAACACTTTTTTGTTCTCTCAATATGAGTAAGTGCTTGAGTTATTTTCTCTTGTCGCACTTACATAGTAAACCTAGCATTGAATTTTGTCAATAGTTTTGCGACACTTTTTTAAAATTTCATGCCGTGATTTTCTCTAATTCCTCTTCAAACAATTCCTTGGATGTCTTAAAGCCTAAAATGCCCCTTGGGTATGTATTTATCCAGTTTTCTATAAACTCTATATCCTTATCCTGCTTTTCGTCAAAATCTTCTCCCTTTGGTATGTGACGGCGTATCAGTTTGTTTTGGTTCTCGTTTGTCCCCCTCTCCCATGAACTATACGGGTGACAATAGAAAAGGTATGTGCGGCGTTCTCCTGGATGCAGTACAGAACGCTCCATGCCCTCACAATCGGAAAACTCCGTGCCATTATCCACAGTTATACTTTTGAATATTTTATGGAACATACCTCCCCATCTTCTTTCCAGACGGTTCAGGGCATCCACAACGCTTTCCGCCTTTTGGTCTTTCAGCTTAAAGATAATTTCATCCCTGGTCTTTCTCTCTGTCATAACAAGCAGACATGATTTTGTCACGCCCTGTTTGCCCTTTACGGTATCCATTTCCCAATGTCCAAATATTTCACGGTCTTTTACCTCTTCCGGGCGGTTCGCAATGCTCTCCCCGGCCGCCGCCCTCTTCTGCACTTTCACTTTTTTGTTTTTCTTCTTTTTCTTTCCCTTTACTGGCAAATCTTTGTTCGTGATTTTTAGGAATATCCCATTATCAATATATCTGTATAATGTCCTTACACTGATTGTGGTTTTAAACTCTTTTCCACTTGTCTCTGCCGCTGCCAATGCGGCTTCCGGGCTGTATTTATCATTGGCAATTTTATCTTCCAGAAATTCCGCATATTCAACGTCATTCCCGATTTTTAAACTTTTGCCTTTTCCCTGGGCGTTCCAATCATGGGTCTGCTGCCCCTTATCACTGCTGTACCTTACCTCTTCCGTGTAATCGGAATTTCTATGGACGTATTCACCCCGTTTTATCTCTCTGTATATCGTGCTTCTGTGAACGTGCAGATACTCCGCAACCTCCGGCTTTGAATATCCTTTGTTCGGCAATGTTTCCATTTTTATTCTATCGCTGTGCTCTAAATGCTTATAGTGCTTACCCATGAAAATAACCCCCTTTGAATGTGATAGGGCAACCCGGAATAATCCGTTGTTGCCCCGTCTGTATTCTTCCTTTCTGCCTATTCTGTTATTTCTTCCCGGTAGGTTATTTCAATGGTAATGCTGAATGGTTTTTCTAATTCGTCATAATAATATTCCCCGTTTCGGTATGACAGCAATTTATATTCTCCGCCGGACACTTCCGCATCAATACGCTGTATGTTTCCTTTTTTTAAAAGGTTCTTAACCCGGCTTACGCCGCCCTTTTTGATATTTCCAATGTGTGTATCATGCACAAATACTTGTAGTTGTTCTACCCCCCCACAAGATATAGTGTTTATCGTTGCTTTGGCGTTCAATTCATACTTAAATATTTTCTCGCCGTCCCTGTTGTCCTCTATCAAATCCCTTTTCTTTAGCTTATAGTCCTCGTTTACATCCACCAATTCCATAATATCTTCCATGTGGTTTTCCACATCATCCAATATGAAACGCTGCGACTTTATAACGCTCTTTGGCTTTTTCTCTTCCTGTGCCGTATTCTCTGGCATCTGCACGGGCTGCGGTTCTACTGCTGCCGTGTCCTTTTTCTTTGAAAATAAATTGCTGAAAAATCCCATTCTGCTTTCCCTCGCTTTCTCTATTGCTTCTCCTGTTCTATCGCTTCCATTTTGTCCTTTACTGCCGAGTATACAAATTCGTTCACACTTTGTCCTACCGCTGCCGCCGTTTCTTTTATTACCGCCTTTTCGCCCTTTGGCACAAGCAATTCCATGCGGTCGTACGTTTTCTTTTTATACTCATTTTGGTATTTTATCTGGTCGAACTCTTTTTTTACTTTCGGCATCTGTTACCCTCTTCCTTTCTCTTGCCAAACGGTGTATAATCTATTTGCAGATATGGGCGGCTTTGGCAAGTCCACCGCCCTTCTGTTTCCCTAAAGCCTTGCTATTTGTTTAGTAAGGCTTTTACCTTTTCCTTTGCTTCTGCAAGGTCTTTACTCTCATTTAAGATTTCAAGAATTTTTCTGGTCTGATTTTCTTCTGCTGTCTCTTTCAGAATTTCTCCTACATTCATTTCCTCGTCCATGTTTTCTCCTTTCTCTGCCGCCCAGGTATTTGTTAAGCATCTCTTAACTGTCTTTATTATATAACATATTCCGTACTATGTCAATACATATTTCGTACTATTTTACTATTTTTACGTTCAATAAACCCGGCGGATGTGCCAGGTTTAAAGAATATGTTTACCATTGAAATAACGATACTGCGGATTGGATTTATTGCATTGTTGGGCGTTTGTATGCGGTCCCGTTCTTTTTCCGTGCCTGGGTCCCCGGTTTCCCGGTTCTGCACGATTTATAGGACGGTACGAAAACTACGGTTTAAATCTCCCGTCCGCCTGGTTCACTCTAAACCCCGGCTGAAACTTGCTAACCTACACCATACAACGCCCACCGCTGCAACCCCTCAACTGTTTATAGTGGCTTGGGACACTCGCACCCTATCAGGATGCGGCCGTTTTAGTTGCCGGGGCGGTCTGCTGCCGCCCTCAACTTTTCTGTTATGCTCTTTTTGCCTGTTCTGTAAATTCCCTTGCTTCCTCTATGCTTTCAAACCAATCATTGTATATGTCTTTCCGTGAAGTGCTTGTATAACTGCTCTCCGGCATCTGCTCCGCTTCAATCTGGCGTGTTATGTTCGCCGTTACTCTTCCTCTGTTATCAAATGTTGATGTTACGCAATAATATGTTTTCATATCCTCTTCCTTTCCGCCGGGGACTGCTGCCCCGGCTTTCCTTTTCTAAAATGTTCTTTCAAATGTTGCGTTCCCGTTGAGGTTCTTTAAAATCCTGCTCATTGCATTTTTCAGCTTTCTTTCTGTAAAACTGTACTCGTCCCATGAATTAAAGATTGTTCCGCAATCGCTTACTATAAAAATCATGTTCGCTACTTTCTTAATTGTAAATGTCATGTTGTGTTCCTCGCTTTCGATTTTGCATTTCTCTTTTAACTGTCTTTATTATATTACATATTCCGTACTATGTCAATACATATTTCGTACTATTATAAAAATATTTTAAATCAAAGAAAAAGCGCACCTTTTATTGATGCGCTTTCTGTCCGTGACACATTATGAAATTCCTTACTTTGCCATTCCCAAAAGGCGGCTGTTTCTGGTTACACTTTCGCCAAATTCTTGACGTTTACCGCCGCCGTTACGGTCTTTCCGATACCAATAACGACACGGTCCCCTTTTACCTCGATAACATCATATTCCTTGTAATAGGTTTTGAAACTCTTCCCGGTGTATGTAATGTTATTCGTTACCTTTACTTTGTCCCCCACGCTGATTTTATCGGATGCGGTTTTGCTGCCGGACAGAATGGCGTTTACCTCGCTCTGTACCTTGTCATAGTCATATCCGGCGGCGGTAAGGCGGTTTTTCCGGTCCGTCCCGTTGCCCCACTTCCCGGCAATGACTTCTTTTGCCACTTCCGCAACGCTCTTTGTCCCTTCCGCCGTTCCTGCGGATGCTTCCTTGTCATACTTTGGAACGCCATAGCCCCGGATGTATCGTCCGTTTACGGCAATCGTCCGGCGTGCCACGGCATTGTCCTTGTTGCCCTCGATAACGGTAATCTTTCCGCCGCTTACGCTCTCGACAATCCCCACATGGTCCGGCCACCCGGTATTGTCCCCACTCCCGGTGTCGTTCCAGTCGTAAAAGATGATGTCCCCAGGCTGCGGCGTTCTGCTGTCGCTCTCGCTCCACTCTCCCAGGTTCTTGAATAACGCAATCATCTGTCCGCATCCGCATTCGGTCGGTATGATGTCCGTTGCGCCGCACTTGATAGCAACGGCGGAAACAAATGTTGCGCACCACGCATCCGTATATTTTACCTTGTAGCCCCTGGCAAGGGGCTTGTGGCTGTTGTATACGTCAATGATGCTTTTATGCGTCCCGTCCGCTTCCTTCTTTCCAACCCACGCCCTTGCCTGGGCGATAACTGCGCTTGCTGTCTTTGCCATGCCCTCTTCTTCTCCTTTCCTGTCATACTCAGTTAGATTGTACTGTGTGACAATCCGCATGGTATTTTCCACATATGTACTGCTTGTTGCGTACCCGTCCGCCTTAATGGTTTCCAGGTATTCTTCCGGGTCTGTGATTCCCCGTAAATTCTGGTAGCGTTCCAGCTGGATAAACTCAAAGTACCCTTTTACGCCCTCTTCCATGCTGCCATATACCCGGAAATTGTCTTTCATCTGCGTGAGTGTCCCCGGCGCATATTCTTCCATTGTGGAAAGGTTTACGCTCCTGCCGGTCCACTTTGTCCCGCATTTCAATCCAAAATAATTGTGGTATACAGCCGCAAGGCGGCTTTCTCCCCAGCCGCTTTCCAAGATTGCCTTGGCTATGATAGGGCTGTGTACCATAATCCCATAATCGGCGGCGTATTTCCGTACATACCCGGCAATCTTTTCAATAAACGTCTGCTTGTCCATTCCTTACACTTCCTCTTCTGCGGTTTCAATGGTAGTTTCAACCGTTGTTTCCACGTTTGCGGCATCTGTAAGTCCCTCTCCGATAATGTAAGCCACCACGGACGCACCCGCCATGATAAGGGCCGTAATCTGGGTTGCCGTGTTTTCCGTTCCGCCCGTGGCTACTATCATCATGGAAACAAAAGATGCTACCGCCGTCCATAACTTCCGGCTTGTAAGTTTCCTTACCCAATCAATGTTCTTCATGCTGTCGTTTCTCCTTTCTTATATTCCAAAAGCCTTTCCGGCTTGTGGTCTTTGGTTACTCATAAATGCCTTTTATGCCCTGTTCTGCCAGGAAGTCCCGCTGTTCATGCTTGATTTTCCGGGCGTATTCCAATGCGGCTTCCGTTTCCCCGTTAGCGTGTCCGTTCTTTAGGGCGGTTGCCGCCGCTTCCCTCAGGGCAATAGCAGCCATGACGCTTTTTATTATGAGTGTCTCGTTTTTTTCCCGGATTTTCTCTTTTTCGTCCTCTTCCTTCTGCTGCTTCTTGATTTTCTGCTCTATCATCCAAAAGCAAAAAGCGGTTACGCCGCTCGGCACACTCATAGCAATTAACAATGTCTGCAAATCCACCTTTCCCACTCTCCTTTCCTCTGTTTTTCCATGTCAATCATATAATGGATTGGCTTTTTATTCTGACCCATTTATGCTGTTATACCGCCGTTCCCAGGCGTTCCCATTCATAAAATAACAGTTCATATTCCGCCGCTTTTGCTATGTGGTATGTGTCGGCGTGGCTCAAATGCCCTTTCCGGCTCTCATATCTGTGCTTAAACGCTTCTGCTTCCAGTTCCCCGGCTTCATACGCCTTTATGTCTTTCTTTAGCTTGCGTACAGACGCTTTCCGCACTTTCCTGTGGTCCGCATAATGGATATATCCGCAGAAATCCACGCCGTTTCCTGCGTATAGGATTGTGCTTTTAGGGTTCATGTGCAGAAGCATTTCTGTTTCCAGAAATTCTTCTATCCGTTTTATCCATTCTTTCAGCTGCGCCAGATTGTCCGACAGGATAATAAAATCATCCATATACCGGATGTAATAATGGATGTGCAGGACGTGTTTGCAGAATTTATCTAATTTGTTCCCGTATACATTGGCGAATAACTGGCTTGTGAGGTTTCCAACGGGTATTCCCACGCCGTCCGGCAGTATGCCGTTTCGGTCAATAATATCATCCATTAAAGAAAGGGCTTTCCTGTCCCCTATATAGCGGCGGTTTTCCGCCTTTAATCCGGCGTGCGGAATGGATGCAAAGTATTTTGATATATCCCCTTTAAAGGCATACATTCTAAGCCCCTGTTTCTCCTGCGTTTCGTATAGCCATTGGTATAAGGTATCGCTTGCGGCGTGCATCCCTTTTCCCGGCCTGCAAGCGTAGGAATGGTAATAAAACCCGGCTTCAAATACGGGCTGTATGACGTTGCAAATCATGTGCTGCACAACCCGGTCATAAAACGGCAGTGCCATAATAAGCCGTTCCTTTGGCTCAAATACTTTAAATACCCTGTATTCCCCTTGCCTGTATGTAAGGCTTTTTATTTCCTCTGCCGCCCTTAATAAGTCCTCTTCCTTCACCATGGAAAACGCCAATACCTCTTCCGTGTACCGCTTGCATCTTGCCGCCTGGTGGAATGAGATATTGGCGTTTTCAAAGGTCCCCATTTTCTCATGCAGTCCCTTTACCGTTTTCATATAATCCCTACCAATTTTCAAATATTTTTACTAAAAGGCAGTTCGCTTTTTTAGTTTGTCCGGCGGTCCGCCGGAACGGGAAAACCGTCTGACTTACTTATAAATGTAAATCTTTGCTAGTGGCCGCTTGGGCTTCTATGTCTGTAAAAATGTCAAGTCACACACGCACCGCACGCCAATGTTCGTGTTGACGTTCCACGGGTAATTGTTGCAATTGACGGCACGGCTGCCGCAATGCACGCCGTTGTTCCAATTGCCGCCGCCAATGAGGGCGTGCAAGGCTCGGAAGTCTCCGTGAAAAAGGCCAGTGCGCTATAACAGTTTCCCCAAAATTTTTATGGCAAAATCATTTCCAGTTTCCGGCCTTTACCGCTTCAATTATCCCGCCTATGATGCACCCTAATTCCGCCATTTTCCGGCTGATAACCTCGTACCTGTGTTTGCTCATGGCCGGGTACTGCAAATCGTAGGAAAGCCGTATCAGCGTTTTTATAAACTGCAATTCCACGTCTGCGCTGTATATGTGGCTTTTCGTCCCGGTCTTTCTGAACCGTATTACAGATTTCAGCATTTCAAATACCGCCGTTTTAATCTGGCTCTGCAATGCGAATTTCTCAAATTTCGGAAACTGTGACAAAATGGGATAAAGGTACAAGAGGAAATCATACGTTTTCTGGTATGCTTTCATGCTTTCCATGTACGCATCCGCCTGTTTTGCCTTTTCTGCCATGTTTTAAACTCCATTTCTGCATACTGCACAAAAAACGTGAGCTGTTTTCTTGTGCAGTATGCCATATATTTTTATGTCCTGCTCCTGGGTGGGCTTCCGCCCACCCTTACAGATTACAGACTGTCACACACGCACCGCACGCCAAGGGTCGTGTAGACGTACCACGGGTAATAGTTGCAATAGACGGCACGGCCGCCGCAATGCACGCCGTTGAACCAATAGCCGCCGCCAATGAGGGCGTGCAAGGCTGTGCTGCTCGGCATATAAATCTGCCCGTAACCGCTCATAACGTCATGCCACGTCCAGGAAGCAGCTGTAGGGTCTAACACAAACTCGTCCAGCCACTCCCAGACGTTCCCGGCTATATCCATGATGTTTTTTACGGAAATTGCGTTTTTGATTTTCCCAACCGCTGTTCTTGCTGTGTTGGTCGTTGCCGTGTGTCCGTTCGTGTTGCTGCCGTCTAAGCCCTGTGGGCTTCCCTCTGCCGCAATCAGCCATTCCGCAAGGCTCGGCAGTCTCTTTCCTACCCTGGCGGCTTTCTCATTGGCGATATACCAATTAAGGCCCTCTGTGCCTGTGATTGGCGTTGCATTGTATACGGACTGCAAGCCGTTCGCCCCATCATCTGAAGCTATGTAAATATCCGCCCATAAGCCGTTCCCCAGGTACGCCATGCTGGACGGTTCGCATTTCGGGCGGTGTAATGCCGTCCATACAGAGTTTGGCGCAATGTCCTCTCTTACGTTGCTTTCCCAACCGCTCCCACGGACGCTTCCGCTTACGTTGATTTCCCGGCCGTACTCGTCCACGTTGCGGACATATCCATAATGGAAACCGCCAATCTTCCGGGTGTTGGTATCGTCCCATTCTTCCCCGTCCGGGAATGTGGAATTTTCAGAGATTAAATAAACCTCGCTTGCGCTGTCAAGCCCATTGTCACAGATATAGATATAATAATCCTTTCCATGCTCAAAGCTGCTTGCCCCGTCCAGGTTGGCGGTGGAAAGTACGGTTTCCTCGGTCTGGAAAATGGCATCCCCCACGGCGATAACCGCCCCGGCAAGCACTGTCACCTGTCCTGCTGCCGTATACTGGATAAATGCCTTTTCCGCCGCCACAATGTCCGATACTGCCGCCATTTTGGCAACTGTGATTTTTGCCCGTTCATCCGTCATATTCTCGTCATAAACAAATAATCTTCCCATTATGCCAACTCTCCTTTCATTTCTTCCACTTCCTCTTCTGTAATCCCCAGGCGTTCATAGAACGTAACCGCCGCCGGAACGCCGATTGTTTCCGCATCCGCCGCAATGGCTCGTGACAGGGTTAAAACGGTGTGTCTGGTCTGGTTGTTATCTGCCGCCGCTTCCGTCCTGGCTTCCTCTCCTGCTGCCGCCCGTGGCTCTTCCTGGTTCTCTGCTGCGCTGTCAATGTCGATATGCTCCACGCTGTTTACGGTTGCCGTTAAATTTCCGGCTTTTACCTTGTCCCCCTCTGCCACTTCATTTACGAACATAAGGGTAACGCCCTTCCTGTCCTCGGTCTTTTCCAGGATAGGGCAGAAGATGTAATTCTGGTTTTCCAGCTTCTCAACCGCCGCCAGCCAGTCCGCCGCCTTTAATCTGCCTTTCTTCACAAGTTTAAAGGTGTTCACCAAATCCGCCTTTGTCTTAATCACTTTTGGAAATCCTACCATTTTTTCTTCCTCTCTTTCTTCGTTATTGTGCTACGTATGAGCCAATATAATTTCCGATATAGCCCAATTCTGAACCTTCACGCAGCGTAATGTTCTGCGTAGTCATAAGGTTTTCGTTTGTTACAGAAAAAGCCCTTGGCGTAACCATGACGCTTTCCAAATCCGCTTCCACGGTATATTCCCCGGCTTCCGTCACACAAAAGCCTAACTGACTTTCCGTAACCGTGACTTCCTGCACAGTCCCGGTTGTGGTATTGGTAAGCGTTACCTTTACCGGGCTTGTAATCTGCTCCAGCGTGCTTATGATGTAAAGTTTAAAGGCCATGTTGTGGACTTTTTCTTTTAAATCATCAATCTGCAATTGCAGCTTCCCGGCAACGTCCCCAGAAAGCTGCGTCTGCTTCTCCGCAAACCATTCATCCCATTGTGCTTCCTGGTCCGTCATAAAGGCCTGTGTCAGTTCCGCATACTCTTCTACAAACGCCGCATGGTCCTCTTCCATGCTCTTCTTTTCCAGGGCAAACCATGCGTTAAACTGCGCCGTAAGCTGTGAAAAATCAAAATCTTCAAACTGTGATGCGATAAATCCGCACAATCCGGGGTCTGCCCTGGTGTCTGTAATGTCGCTCTGGGATATGGCAACCGCTCCGGCGGCCACATAAATTTCCGCAAGGCATTTTTCCTGTATGGTTTCGTTGTTCGTCAGTTCCGGCGGCTGCGGGCTGCTTGAATATGCCCCCTCTAAGATAAAAATGCTTGGTTTCCGCTCTGTTTCATCATTCCGCAAGATAACACGGTCAATCCTTGGCAATGTGCCGTTTGAGCCGCTCACGGGCAGTTCCAGGACGGTTGTATTGTGTATGGTATGCAGATTGATATAGGCGTACCCGGTGCGGCTTCCGCCGTCCACCTTTACCGCCATGCTTTCCCCGTCTGCGGTCACCTGCAAGTGTCCATACGCCACGCCCTCTTTATAGAACGGGGCTTTGTCCTCGTTCATGTCCTGGCCGTTATATAAGCGGTCTTTGTTTACGGAATTGTAAAAAAATCCTCTTACTGCCACCTGTCCATTCTCCTTTCCTCTAATTGTCTCAATTTATCGCCACGGGCAAGGCATCCCCAAACGTGGGGACAACGTACATTCCGCCGTATTCGTGAACCTCGCATAGTTCCGTGATACGCAGATTTAAAACTTTTCCCCATTTTGCTTTCTCCACCGTCACAATATCCCCCAAATCATAATCCACGCCGTAAGTAAAATTAACCTCTGCTTCCACTTCTGCTTCAATGTTTTCAGTCACGGCGTTTTCCGCCATATACTGCTCCCCACGGATGCGCAATGCTTCCAGGTATTCCGCATTGGTGGAAAAATCGTCTTTATTGATGTCCTTTGCGTCCAGAAATTCTTCCCGCAAATCAAAGCCGCTACCGCCGCCTACCGTTACATAGATGCGGTCCGCCCCGTCTCCTGCTCCGCCCACAATGATTTTTGTTTTGGCGGTTTCGTCTGAATAGGTGTGCTTTGCCCGGTTTAAATTGTTATAGCTTTCGGAAAAGATAACACGGGGCTTTGTGCCTTGCTTCGTGGTGCGGTCAACGCCCTTATAGGTTTCAAACGTCATTTTCTTTTCCTTGAAATCCGGCACAACCCTAAACCCTATTTCACAGTACCTTGCAATCTTGGAAAGGTAGGTCAACACGTTCTTATAGGTTGCCTGGAACGTGATTTTGGTTGTGTCCCCTGTCCCTTCTGCAATCTCCAATAACGGCACGGCTTCCATGCGGTTCAGCATATATCGCATGGCATCCTCGCACGTTCCGCTGAATGTGAACATTGGCCCGGTCAGCCTGTCACCAAAGTAAACGGGCAGGAAATAGCCGTTCCGCACAATCTCATTTACAAGCGTGCTTTTCTCTTCCGTCTGGTCCCCACGGATAACGGCGGCTTCATCCTTTCCCTTTGGCCGTATGATGTTCCCAGGCTGCAAAAGCCTGATGTTTTCCTCGGTTGCCGGGGCGTGCAGTTCAAATGTGCCGCACTCATAATATTTTCTGTGCCACTGCAAGGATGTGTGGTTTTCAATTATCCCCAGGCGGTACAAATTGCGGTCATATACGATAATTTCCATGCTTCTACACCCCCAGATAAGAAATGCGATAATAGACGGACACGGACAGGTAATTTATCCCGCTTTCTGCGTTATAGGTAAGGGTGTTTGTCCCGTCCTGCAACTGTATAAAATCCCCGTCCTCGTCCAGATATTGGTTTATGATTGTTCCGTACAGGGCTGTAACCTCGTCCCAGTCAATCATCCCGTACCGGTCCCTATGCTCTTCAATCTCCGCCTGTGTCACGCCGTCCAAAAGGTAGATATTTTTCTTCCCCGTATGGGTAAATATGATTACATACTGGCCGCTCTGCAATTCAAAATCATTGCCGCTGTAGCCCACCCTGATATATTTCCCGCTCTCGGAATGGTAAATGGCCGGGTTCTTCACGGTCCCGTCTGCCCGGAATATAGCTGTAATCCCTATATTGTCCGCCCCGCTGTCATTTTCGATTTCCTTTACCAATTCTGCTTCACGGTGTCCAAATTCCACGCCGTTAATATCAAAGCCGTTTTCAAAGTACCAATCAGAAACCCAGCTTGCCATTACCACTTCAATGTCTGATAAATCCTTGAAATATGGGTCTGTGCAGATAAGGCTGATTGTATAATCCCGGACAACGCCCGTTGTTGCCCCAGGCGTTACGCTCTCAACCTCATATTCGATTGTTTTAACGTCCCCGTCCTCTTCGTATTCAAGCGTTCCCGTCCGCCCTTTTGGGAATACCCGGTAAAGCAATTCCCGGTTCTCTTTGTAATTCCCGTCCATTTCGGCGGTTATAACAATGTTCCGTTCCTTTGCCGTGCTGCCCTGGTAGGTGCTGCCGTCTGTGGTGGTATTCTCGGACGTTGTAACGGTGCAGTCATACCCATATACCCCGTCAAGTGCCAATAGGTGGAACGGGTGAAACCCGTCCCAGGTAAAGACTATAGATACATTCTTGTCACTCGTACAGGTAACTTTTATATCCGGCATACGCTTACCCCCTCTGCATCTGAATGGCTATTGCCCTGGTCTGTATTCTCGTCTGTCTTGCCACTTCATAAGGTGTCAGGGCTTTCGGGCTTGTGATGTTGATTTCCTGGTGGAATCCGCCGCCGTTTCCCTTTAGCCCGTCCACTGCCGTATTGGCTGCCGTGCCTGTCAGCGGCGTTACAACCGCTTTCCCGTTTACCATGCTTAAAAGCTCCGGCCCGGCTTCCGCCACCATTGCCGTACCCTCACGCAGTACGCCGCCCTTTGCCAGTCTCGGCAGCGATATGGTCCCGATTTTCCCCAGGGAAACGCCCGGTATCGCATTGATAATATCTATCACGCCGTTAATCATGCCGATAAATTTATTTACAATCCCTTCAATGGTAGAAAGGCAGCTGTTGATTGCGGATTTAAAAGCGTTGCTTACTGCGCTTCCGATTGCCGTACCCACATTTACAAAGCATCCCTTTATTTTTTTCCATAAGCTGGAAAAGAAGGGAGTTACATTGGCAAATGCGTTCTTTATGTTCGTCCATGCGTTTTGAAACTGTGTCCCAAACCATGTTGCCACATTTGAAAGGGCGGTCTTTATCTCCGTCCACCTTGCCCCAAACCATGAACCGATTGCGGCAAATACATTCGTTACATTGGTATAGGCGTTCGTGAATATGGTTAAAAACCATGTTGCCACATTTGAAAGGGCGGTCTTTATCTCCGTCCACCTTGCCCCAAACCATGAACCGATTGCGGCAAATACATTCGTTACATTGGTATAGGCGTTCGTGAATATGGTTAAAAACCATGTTGCCACATTTGAAAGGGCGGTCTTTATCTCCGTCCACCTTGCCCCAAACCATGAACCGATTGCGGCAAATACATTCGTTACATTGGTATAGGCGTTCGTGAATATGGTTAAAAACCACGTTGCCACTGTCGCAAGGGCGGTCTTTATGTCGTTCCACCGGGCGGCGAACCATGCGCCGATTGTGGCAAATACGTTTGTCACATTGGTATAGGCGTTCGTGAATATGGTTAAAAACCACGTTGCCACTGTCGCAAGGGCGGTCTTTATGTCGTTCCACCGGGCGGCGAACCATGCGCCGATTGTGGCAAATACGTTTGTCACCCCGGTATATGCTTCCGTGAACCTGTCAATGAACCACTGGCCCACGCCCTGGAATATGGCAACAATGCCGTTCCATAGGTTTTGAAAAAACTGCTTGATATTTGCAACAAAATTGTCCACAAATTCCCGGAACGCTCCGCAATTATCGTACAGTAATTTGAACGCTCCGGCGAATGGGTTTACAATCAGCAATAGTAATGCCTGCCAGTTTGTTTTTATAAAATTGATAAAAGCATTAAAGGCGTTTGGTATCGTGACCGTGAAAAAGTCCACGATTGCGCCAAATACCGTTGTTGCCGCCGTTTTTACCGCTTCCCATACCGCAATGACTTTGTTTCGGAAATCCTCGTTTGTCATAAAAAGCGTTATGAGGGCAGAAACAAGCGTTGCGATAATGGTTATTACAATGCCTATCGGGTTCGCCGCCATGGCTGTGTTCAGAAGTTTCTGCGCAATCGTCATTCCCTCGGTTGTGGTTTTCCAGACCTTAAAGGCGGCTATCAGCCCTTGTATCATGTTTACCACATTCCAGGCAAGCATCCCGGCGGCAATCCCGGCAATAATGGAAATAATGGTGCTGCCGTTTGCGGACACAAAAGAGATAAACTCCTTTACCTTGTCAATGACCGCCAGCACGATTGTTTTTACCTGTGGTATCTGGCTTTTTACCTCTGAAATAACGTCACTGATAACGGGCTGTAGTTCTTCCCCTATCGGTTTTACCAGGTCGGCGTTGATGTTCCGGCCTAATTCCTCTATCTGGCTTCCTATGTCGTTGTATTTGTTCTCGTTGATTGTCCCCAGGGCATCATTGGCCGTTGAGATTTCCCCTTGCATATCCATAAGGGAACGTATGGCATCCTCGCCCAAATCTTCCCATTTTGTTCCGTACAGTTCCACGCCCAAAAGGTTTCTCTGTACTTCATCATCACATGAGAAAAGCGCCTGGTTGACGGTCTGGAATGCTTCTCTTGCGCCCTCTCCGCCCTGTGCAAACTTGGCTTTTAAATCGTCCACACTTAAGCCCAACGCCTGGAACGCTTCATCTGATGTCCCGTCTTTTGCCCTTATGCCAAATTCTTTTACGGCATCATTCAGATAATCTATCTGGAATGTGCCGTTTTTTGCCCCGTTTGCAATCATGTTAAAGGCTTCCTCGGCGGAAATCCCCAAATCTGCATAATATACGGAATATTCCGCCAGCTGGTCCGCCAAATCGCCGTTCTGGTTTAATCCATTCTGCGCCCCCTGGGCCAAAAGGTTGTAGGCTTCCTCGGACGATATGCCAAACTGCTTCATCATGGCATTTACGCCCCGGATGCTCTCGTTTACGTCCATATCGAACGTATCACGCATCAAAAGGGCGTTTTCCGTGGTATTCTTTAATTCGTCCCCGGTCTGCCCTGTCTGCTGCCTTACCGCCGACATGGCGGCGGCAATGTCGTTTATGTCCTCGCCAAAATTATCTTTATAGATGCTTAAAAGGGTATCTTCCAGCCCCTCAACTTCTGTATCTGCCGCCCCAGTCTGGGTAATGACAGTATTTAACGCCTTGTCGCAGTCCGTTTCAAACTTTGTGGCGTATGTGGCCGCTGCAACAAACCCAGCCCCTAATGCCTTGGCGGCCGTTGCCGCTTTCTCCCCTAAATCTCCCAGGGTGTCTTTCAGGCTTCCGGCTTTTTCCTGTGCTTTTTGCAAATCATCCCCGGACAGCTGGGACGAATCACCTAACTGCTTCACAGCTTTTTCCGTCTCTGCCGCCGCCGTTTCTAAATCCCTTATTTCTAGGGTTGTCCGCTCAACCTCACGTTTTACGGCCCTGTACTGCTCTTCGGACGCTTCGCCTTTCTTAAACTGCTCCTGTACCTGGGCTTCCGCCGTTTTTAGGATGTCCAGTTTTTCTTTTGCTTCGGAAATCGCATTGGCAAGCAAGGTCTGCTTCTGTGTCAATGCTTCCGTGTTCTTGGGGTCTAGTTTTAAGAGTTTATTTGTCTCCCTTAACTCGGCCTGTGTGTCCCGGATATTTCCGTTTACGCCTTTTAATGCTGTTTGCAGTTTGGTTGTATCGCCGCCTATTTCAATCGTAATTCCTTTAATATTATTCGCCACGGGCCTTTCCCCCTTTCCTGCCAAATTTCTTTCTTAATCCCTCACGGTCCGGCTTTGTCTGCTCCATGCGGTAGCAATCCTTTAGGTACTTCCGCCCCTCTTCCGTCTGCGAATTTTCAAAAATCATGGCTTCCCGCAGAAAGAAAAGGTATATGTCTATCTCCATTTCCTGGACTTCGTAAATGTTGATATGGCAGTAATCCATAACCAATTTTTCCGGGCGTGTCAGGATTGTATATGGAATTTCGCCCTTTTTATCCTGTCTGGGATAATAGGGCATTTTCAGTTTGGGTCTGCTTTCAGCCCGTCCACAAACTTCATATAGGCTTTGAGGATTTCGGTACACTCTTCTATGTCATAATCCGCCACAACCTCTTCCGTGACCGGGACTTTCCCCATATTGTTTCCCAATACCGCCACTAAAAGGCGGTACAGGCTTTCCATATCTTCCGCCGTTGCGCTTTCCTCGTCTATGCTCTCCAAATCCTTGATTGCTTCAAAAACCTGTTTCTGTGGCATCCGCACAAGGATTTTCCGGCCCTTTTCTACCACGTTCCCAGCTTCATCTATCTTGTCCTTTAAAGTAAACGGCCAGAAAGTACGCTTAATTTTGTTCATGTTAAATTCTTTGACTGCCATGCTGTGTTCCCTCTCTTCCGGTTATAATAAGGCGGCCCGCTGTGTGGGCTGGCCGCCTGTGTCCTCATTTTCCTATGCTGCGGTTAGGTTTCTTCCGAGTCTGCTGCGGCTTCCATATCCTCTTCATAAAGGATTAACGTACCCTCTTCGTCCATGGGCTGCGCTTTAAATTCCGCATCAATTACCGTTTCGCTGTCCTTGGCAAACGCAATGGTAAATCCTGCCTGGTTGTTTCCTACAACCGTTACCCGGATGTTTCCGTCCTGGGTGTCCTTATGGACAAAACGCAGAAGGTATTTCTTTCCCGTTGCGTTCCCAATGCCGCCGATTTTTACCGTCCTTTTCCCGGCACTCTCCGTTACTCTTGCCGTCTGGCACAGCTTTTCAAGCGTTGTGCCGCACCATGTCATAATGCCGGATTTAAGGGTTGCTTCCTCTTCCGTGATGATAACCTTGGAAACCTTCCCCATATCGTCCTTTGCTTCGTAAAATTCCGGCGCATATTCGATTTCTGCGCCGCCCTTGATATGCCCAAGGCGGTTTTCTTCCGTTTCAATCATATCATCCGCCGGGATTTCCGTATTTGTCCCCTTGAAGTCTGTGCAGTACAAATCACCGCTGCCTAATACAATGCTTTCCTTGTTCATCCTTGCTTCCTCGCTTTCCGTAATAGTCCTGTGACCTCATAGGCAGTCTGAAAACATTCCTCGCTGTCTATATAGGCCACGAATTTTACATAATCTACGTCATGCAAAACCTTATTTTCAATCTTCGCCCTTATTTCGTCCGCCGCTTCATCATCCGCCACGGTATAAAGTTCCAGCTGCCAATCTTCCGCCACAAGGGCGTTTGGCATATCGTCCGCCCCGGCTGTCTCTTCCCGTGGCATGAGGTAAACCATATAGGGAAGCGGCGGCACGGGTTCGTCCACAGTTCCCGTAAAGGCGTTCTTTGTGATTGGCAGTCCTAAACTTTTCGCCCTTTCCGTCAATCCTGCTGCCGTTGCCATGCCTTACCCCCTTAATTTGCTTTCAATCTTCCTTGCTGCCATTTCTCCCACCTGGTCGTTGACTGGGGCTATATGGGTAAATTCCTTTACCCGTCCGCCGTTCCGGCTCTGGTGTCCGTGTTCCAAAAGGTGGGTTAATTGGTAGTGCTTCTTGTTGTATACGCTGTACCCTTTCAGCCCGGAAACTGCGCTTGCACGGCTTCCCCTCTGGTCCGCCGTCCAGTCCTTTGTATATTTCCCGGTCCGTTCCTGGTATGGTCCGCCTTTTTTCAGCATCCCGGCGGCTTCCTCTGCCGTCTCCCGGAAACTGTCGTTTGCCGCCTTTGTGGCTTCCTTGCTGAAATCTTCCAGCTGCCTTATGATTTCTTCGCCCAGGTTCTCAATGGTTACGTTCAACTTTTCCCCGCCCTTTCTTCAACGTACAATTCCGTTTTCCCGTCCGGTCTTGGTCCGTAGGTGCGGTATATCGCATAGCATTTCCCGTCCATGGAAACTTCCGTCTGTCCAGTGTATTCAAAATCCCATACTTCCAGCTGGAACGCCGCTTTATGCCCCAGCTGTCCGGCGGCCGCAAATTCATCACGCCCCACCGGGTTGATTTTGGCAATCACTTCCGTTTCCAGGTATTCCGCCTGGTTCTTTTTAACCAATAGTTTGATTGATTTCTCTATGATACCCACCGCCTTTTATCTTGGTGCATATGGTGTCATACGCCGTAAGCAGCTGTGCCTGGTTGTCCGGGCTTCCAAAATTGGCGTTGCAGTAAATCAGGACGGCTTCAATGATTAAAGGGTCTTTTATGTCTGCTTCATCCAGATATGCACTGTTTACGCCAATGCGCTTTAAGTCCGTAAGGGCAACTTCTACAAGCTGCCCCACATCCTCGTCCAGAATGTCGTTTGACGTTTTCCTAATTCTTATTTTGGCTTTGGCAATCAGTTCTTCCTTTGTCATGCTTTAGCCGCCTTTCCTTTATCCTGCTGCCGCCGGGTTCTTCACACGGATAAATCCGTTTTTCGCAACCACGTTTCCGCCCATGAACACATCCGCCCTGTAGGCAATCTGTCCCTGTTTGAATTTGTAATGCTCGGATTTCCTTGCGTCAATGTCAGAGAATACGGCAACCTCATAATTGGACAGCGGGCCGTAAGCCATGCAGTAGGCTTCTGCCGTGCCGCCCACTTCCGTACATGCGGAATTGATGATATACGGCACTTCATCAATTGTTCCCGTGTTCCCGTGGTTCTTGATTGTGTATACCTTCCTGCCCTGTTTATCCCTCAGCATGGCAAATTTTTTCAAGTCTTTCTTGTTGAGGATTAACACGGCCACGTCCTCAACCTCTTCATCCCCGCCGTAAGAATAAATGATTTCATCCAGCGTGGTTTCCGTGATTGCTGTAATGGTCGTAATGTCGGTTGCCGGGTCAATAATCTGCTCATCCTCTTCCGCCGGGTTATAGAAAATTCCACGGAATTTTCCCGTGCCGCCCGGTCCAATCAAAATCTGCCTGGATGCGTAACGCTTGATTGCACGGGTTACGCTCTCTTCCACAACGCCGTCATAGTCTGCGTCCGGCAGCTTTACCATTTCTTCCGGCTCTTCCGCATACGCCGTGATTTTTTCACGCACGATTTCCGCATAGCCAAAATTGGGTTCGGAAAGGTTGTAGTTCGCCCCCTCGTTCGTGCTTCCTGCCCCGTCCCCGTAGCTTTCCACAAACGGGCGTTTATAGCTTTCCCCGCCGGGAAGCGGCACGGTCTTTACACGGTCAATCAGGGAAGAAACATTGTTGAATGTCGGCATGATGTCCGGGCTTGTATACTGCGGAATTACAACGCTTCCGTCCGTGGTGGTAAGTGCTGCCTTTGGCGCAACAAGTACCTTTGCCGCAAATGTTACTTTTTTTCCGTCTTTTAACGCTCTTCCGCTCTTGGCTCTCGCCTGGTCTTTGGGTTCGTTCCCCTCGCCGCCCGGTTCTCCCGCTCCCGGCTCTTCACCCTCTTCCGCCGCTCTGGCGGCTGTGGCCAGGTTCTCACGGGCTTTGATTTCGTCCAGGATTTCCCCTATGGTGTTCGCTTCCTCAACGATTGCGTTCAGTTCCCCGCCGCTCTTATCCTGGGCTTCCTTGTTGAGCGCAACAAGACGGGCTTTCAGTTCTTTTTTGCTCATTTTCATTAACTGTTCTCTGTTCATTCTCTCGTCCTCTCTTTCTCTAATCCATGTGCTGAATGGTTATGCTTGCAATCCTGTTTCTGGCTTTGGCATCCGCCGCTCCCTTTTCATCCGGCGGATTCCCCCCGGCAAGTTCCTTTGGCGTGTTCTTGCAGTAAAGCCTTGTGTAATCCTGGACAGCGGCAACGGCGGTATTTTCTTCCCCTACCGTTACATTGAAATATGCGGCGGCTTCCTCGCCGGAAAGCCACGTTTCCGCTTCCATAAGTTCTTTTATCTGGTCGATTGTTGCGCCCTCTGCCAGATGCTCTTCATAAATGTTCCAAATCCCGACTTCTATGGTTTCCAGCGTGTCCGCCATTTTCCGCAATTCGTTAGCGTTACCCTCGCATCCGCACCATGGCTTGTGTATCATCAGATAGGCGTTTTTCGGTATGGTTGGCCTGTCGCTGTCCACGAACGGCAGAAGGGACGCTATCGAACCTGCCAGCGCATCCACATAGCAGTGCTTCTTTCCCTGGTAGCGTTTCAGCATATTGTAAATGGCAATCCCGGCGAACACTGAGCCGCCGCCGCTGTTGATGTAAATATTAAGGTCCCGTCCGGCCGCTTCCGCAAGGAAGTTTTTAATTGCGTCCGGGTATTGGTCCTCGTCCTGCCATGCTCCCCACCAATCGGAAACAATGTCCCCGTAAAAATACAGGTCCGCCGTGGTGTCCGTCATGTTCTTAATCTCACAGAACGGCTTCACGGTCGCATTTTTGCCGTTCTTGCACGCAATAAACTGTTTTTCCTTTGGCATCTTCCTAACCCCCTTTCATAATCTGCATATAGGCACGGGCCGCCGCCCTCATTGCCCGTTTTTCCCTGTCGCTTGCCCCGGTATCGTCCGGCGGCTCTTTGGGCTGTGCGTCCTGCTGCCCCACCTGGTATAAAGACTGGTCCCCAACCTTTACATAGTTCAGCGATACAAGGCGTTGGTCCCCGTCCTCTACCGGTCCGTAATACATCAATTCCCGGTACTCGTTGATTGTCAATGCCCCACGGTCGAACATTCCGCCGCCTATGGTTTCCCTGGTCTGCAATGTGGCGTACTGTAAAAGGTTCGCCACAAAATCAATCCTGTTTCCGTACCCGATTTCACGGGGCGTTAAAAGTTTGAATGTAAATTCATAGGACAGCTGGATGCTGATAGGCTCAACCACGTTTTCGTAAAAAGAGATAAATTCCGTATCGTTCAGCGTGGATGTCAAAATCTTGTCATTTACGCCGTAATAACGGTATACGTTATCACGCAGGAATGTAATCTGGTTCGTTGGTATGTTCGGCGTTCTCTGCGCAATTTCTTTAAACTCCACCGTGTTGTCAATGGCAGCAATGCCCCCGGCATTGCCCTGGTTCATATATGCGTCCTGGAAGTCCTGGGCTATCTGCTTCAATTCCTCGTTGTCTGCGATATTGTTATATTTCAGATACCCGGCAAGGGAATTAGAACGGTTGACAATGTTCTTTATGGTTTCCCCAGATGTCTCTATCAGGTCCAGGCTTCTTTTTAACTCCATGTCCGGCGTTGTCCCTAGGAAGCGGCGTTTGTTGTATCTCGCCTTGATGTGTATTACATTCTGGTACGGCACGGTATAGGTTTTCCCGTCATAGTCCCAGCGGAAACGGAAAAGGATATTGTTGTTTTCATCCTCAAAAATCCGGTAGGACGTTGTTGTGATTGGCTGTATGCTCTCTACCCTGGTAAAATCCTTGTTCCAGAAAATGACGGAAAAGGAATTGGACGTGTAAACCAAATCAACGGCAATGCGGTACAGGAAATCATAGGTTGACATTTCCGGGCATGGCCGCAAGGACAAAAGCCTTGCAAGGTAATCGTTTTTTATTACCATGCCTTTTTCATCCCGGCGGATTACCTGGGGCTTTAGCTTCCCCACGTTCTTTCCGATTGCGTCCGCAATCGCTCCCACAATATCATTGTCCCGCAGCGTCCCCGTTGGTTCGTACTCGCCCCGGCTCAATAGCAGCGGCCTGTACTTTGCCCGGAACGCATTAAAAACATTTGCAATTATTCCCGTTTCGCTCTCCCCCTTTCCTTCAAAAAATAAGGGCCAGATTTCCCACACTTTTATCTTACAATGGTTCGTGTTGAAATTCTGACCCACTTTTACGGCTGCTGCCGCTCCTGCTTATTCTGTTTTTTCTCGTTCAGCAGTTTCTTTCCTATCTCGTTATGGTACTTTGAAACCATTGTGAGGGCATCAAAGACGCTCATAGCCCCGTCTATGCGCATCCGCTTTTCAATCTTTACGGGCTTCATGCGGCTGTCGTTTAGGCTGATGTCCACCGCCACGTTTAAGAAATGGGTTGCCAGCATGGAATTGTCCCCAAAATCAAAAAGCCCGTCCTTTAAATTCCCTTCAAATTCATGCAGGATAGGCGTTAGGTTTGTCCCCTGGTAAACATCATCCGTATGGAATCCGGCCGTTTTCAAATCTTCCACAAGGTAATTGGCGGAATACCTGTCATAGCCGATTTTCAGCGGCTTTATCTTGTATACTTTCACAAGTTCGATAAACCAATTATAAACATCCCTGTAATCCACCTGGTTTTCCCCGGATATAAATAAAAACCCCCGCTCCTTGTATATGTTATAGGGCGTGTTGTCCTCGTTTACCGCCACTTCGTAGCGTTTCTGCGGCATATAAAAGCGTGTGAATACATGGTTTATTCCGTCCCGGTTTATGACAATGCTTGCGGCGGTAAGGTCCGTTGTCCTGGAAAGGTCAATGCCGCCCACACAGTAACATCCCTTAAAATCTTCCAGGCGCAGCGGCTTATCTTCATGTACGCATTTCATCACGTCCCAATAGTCAAGCCATGCCACGGCTGAATTTTGCTTGATGTTGCAGAATTTTGTCATAAACTCCACTTTCTTTGAAACGGAATTTCTGGCAATCTCTATCTGCTCCAGGTAATATTCTTCTGATACGGACACGCCTAGGTTCGGGTTGCTTTTCTTTAATTCCTCTATGCTGTCCCACTTTTCTATATCGTCTATCATGTAAATAAAAGGCAAGATGCGCTTTTCCCGGCTGCTGCCCTTCAAAAACGCCGTTGCCCTTTTAAACAGTTCATCATAAATGCCGTCATTCACATACCCGGCGGTTGCTATGGATATGATTAACGGCTGCTTCCTTGCCCCCAGGGCGGATGTCATAACCTCGTACTGCTTCAATCCCTGGTCCCCCGGCCATGCTTCCATTTCGTCATTTACAACAAGCTGGGGGTTGAAACCGTCTGATTTCTTTGAGTTAAACGCAATCTTTTTTATGCTTGTGTTGAACGCCTTTATATAAATATCACTCCGGCGTTTCTTGGTAATCATGTCCAGTTCATCATCCGACTGCACAATCTGGTAAAAAGCATCATATACAAGGTCTGCCTGGTCTAATTTCGGCGCAAGGAAGTAAATCTTTGCCCCGTACTCCCCGTCTATGTACGCCATGTATGCGGCTATCGCCGCCGCAAAAAGCGTCTTTCCGTTCTTACGGGCAACGATTATGAATATTTCCCTAAACTGCCTGTACCCCGTTGCCTTGTCCGTTACGCCAAATATGGCGGAAACAATCGCCTTTTGCCATAGTTCCAGGTGTAAAAGGTCGTTGCGCCCCTCGGAATGGTGGCAGAAATTTTCTATGAATTTTATCGCCTTATTTGCTTTTTTCTCGTTAAATCCCCACTCGCCATTCAATAGCCCGGTTGTCAAAATCTCATAGCACAACCGCACCCATACACCTACTGTTACTTCGCCTTTTTGGATTGCTTCGTGGTATCTGAAAATCCAGTTATCCATTAACTATTCATCCCGTAATGCCGCCAGACGGTCCACTTTTTCTTTCTCTTTTGGCGGTAAATATTCAATGAGCGAATGTATAATTGCGGTGTATTGGCGTGAATATTTTTCGTAAATCTGCGTTGACGGATGCGCTTTTACAAACTTCTGGGATGCGTTGACGGTTTCCGTTGTAAGGCCCTCTTTTTTTAATTCTTCCTTTGCCTGGAAACACGCCACTTTTAAAAATGCGGCTTCCTCAATCAGCGAATTTACAAGGGTTCTTTTATGTTCATCATCTATCCCAACGAACATTTTTTCTAAAAAATCTATCTCTTTCTTAATCCTCGCACTTGTAAGTTTGTTCGGCCTTTTTTTCTTATCTGCGCCTATCTTCTCTTTGTTTTCTGCCATGGATTAACCCCCCTCATGTGTGCGCAACCTTGCAGAGTTTTTTTG